CATACAATCATTTGTTGGTGGAATAGGTGCAGCTGCAACAGATTTAATTAAAGGAGTGTCTCCTGAACAAATAGCTCAAGCACTAACTGGACCGTTCAGTAGTTCAGAAGCTGCAGATCAGAACATCGGTAACTTAGCAGTCACAAAAGAAGTGGCTCCAAGCGAAATTGATGCAACGTCATTTGAAGGTGTACCTGAAGGAGCGACCCCACCAGTGTACGGCTCCTTTGGTGGACCAAACTTTGGTGGTGCATCGCCTGTCATTGAAATGCCGCCAGTTACAGATACAACTAAGTTCCCTGGTGGCGGAACTGGGGAGATTCCAGTAGCTCCTCCTCCCAACTCAGCAGCCAATACAGCTAAAGCATCAGAAGGCATTCAAATACTGATAAAGGCTTGTATGAAATACGGCCTTTCAACAAAGGAACAAAAAGCAACAATGCTTGGTATTGTTGGAGGTGAGTGTGGTTGGATACCTCAAGCTGAGAGTGCGCAATACACCAACCCTGACAGGCTGCTACAAATATTTCCTTCTACATTCAAGGGTAAGCGAGAGTTGGCAGAGCAGTATTCAAATTGGATAAAGGGTAACAAAGGTACTCCAGAAGAGTTCTTTAACTTTGTATATGATCCAGCTAACAATGGTAAACAGTTAGGAAATACTCAACCGGGTGATGGCGGTAAGTTTTATGGTCGAGGTTTTATTCAATTAACGGGTAGATCAAACTACGAGCGATATGCTTTATTATCAGGCCACCCAATCGACGAGAACCCAGATCTACTGATTAGTGACCCTGATATATCATCTGAGATTGCGGTGTTGTACCTCATGGATCGTGTTGCAAAAGGAGTGGTACCTACAGCACATCCCAATTACTTCTTTGCTGCAAAGCAAAGTGTTGGAAATAATTCTCCAGATATTGCAGCTCGCAAGTTAGCGTTCTATGAGTACTTCTATGGAGTTAAGACTCCAAACACATTTGGGTATTGTGATAAGCAGGCTGGCAGCACTCAAAGCCCATTCTCCTATCACGGTAGTCTGGCAGGTAACGCAGCAGGTAAAAGTACTAATACTGGATTTCAAGATCCAAACAACAAATACCCTTTGAAGCGGTATCAAGCAGAACAAGAAACAAACAGGTTATCAAGAGGTGTTGTACGAGATACAATTGTTCCTCTAAAAGAATCTAGTAGGACCATAGGCGTACCTTTGCCATTTGGCGCAGGGTCCTTTAGTCAACCTCCAATACCATTTGCAGCTCAATATCCTTATAATAAAGTTAATGAGACTGAATCAGGTCACATTCAAGAGTTTGATGATACTCCAGGTCATGAACGAGTTCACACATATCACCGATCAGGTACATTCGAAGAGATTGATTCGAATGGAACCAAAGTCACTAAGATTGTTGGTGATGGCTATGTGATATATGATCGTAACGGATTTATATCGGTAGCTGGTGATGCTAATATAACTGTATCTGGAAACGTAAATATATTTTGTCGATCAGATGCAAACATTGAAGTTGCAGGATCTGCAGAGATGAAGGTTGGTGGTAACTTCGATATAGGTGTGGCAAGAGACATGAATATTGCCGTAGAGGGTAACTTCTCTATGTGGGCAAACGGATCAATGAACTTGCAAGCACGCAAGAAAGGACATATCCTAACATCCGAAGATAATCTATACATTGCATCTAATAAACAAATGCACCTGCAATCTACAGATGACATGTTCATAGAGACGAAAGCTAATCAACACACTACAGTTGGTGCTGGATCGTTTGCCACAATTGCAGAAGGCTTGGATATTCAGGCAGGAATAAACATCAAGGCTTCATCAGGAGAAAGCACTAACTTTAGTGCTGGTACAGACTTCTTAGCTAAGTCGGGTGCAGACACTCATTTGGCTTCAGGCAGGAATACATTTATATCAGCCTCTTTCGATGCAAACTTTGTAGCTGGTACATCTGCCTTTGTTACATCAGGGGCTAGCACTAATGTTAAAGCTGGAGGCAATGTTGAAATTGATGGCTCTATTACCAACATCAACAGTAACACTGCATCTAATGGTTCTGAAGCAAGCGAAGCTGCTGAGCCTGGTGCATCCACTGCATCTATCAAGGCTCTTGTTCATGGCATGGTTCCTCCACCTAAAGGTGTGCCTCTTTATCCTAGAGTGGAACCATTAGTTGGTCCTCCTACATTAGGTGAGGAAGAGTTTATGTATGAGCTTCCTTCAGAAACAAATACACGTGTTATAGTATCTCTAACTGAACAACAGATTGCCCAAAATGGGGTATCGAATACTTTTGAATCAGAAAGTGCTTCTTCGACTGGCGGTGGTGGATCTATTATTGCTAGCCCAAGACAAGATGAGATTCTTGCAATGAGAACCTTCACTGCTGACTTTAGATTGTCACAACATTTCACTCTTGGTATGATGTTTGATGGTGGGTTTAATGCTAAGCATCGATTAGTGGATCAAAATGGATTAACCAAACAACAGATTGTAGCCAACCTAGCTGCCCTTTGTGAAAACATCCTTGAACCATACCTTACAGTTTTGCCGGGTGGTATCCAAGGATACAATAACAATTGGAGAATTACATCTGGCTACCGTATGGGAACAAACGGTTCAGATCACTCAAAGGGTCGTGCATGTGATATTCAGTTGGCTGGAAGAAGTAAACCTGCTCATTACGAATTGGCCCAAAAACTCGATAAACTTGTTCCATACGATCAATTGATCCTTGAGTATAAAGGATCACAGTCAGTATGGATTCATACAGGATTTAGAGGAAATGCAAATAGTGGTACGTTTGGAGGTGGCACTAATAGAAAACAAGCTGCTACCATTCTAGTAGACACCGATAAGTTTATTATTGGCTTCAAGTTGTTTGCATAATGTTTGATCCAGAAACAGACACTCTTATTTTTGAAGAAGGCACAGGCACTCCTGGTACTACGGTCACCTGGACGACAACAGATCTAGTTATCGAAGAGGTCACAGTAGATGTGATCAACCCAGATCCTGATGCTTCCCCTTTAGAAGAACTAGAGGGGTTGGTTATAACTTGGGATGGTCCTTCTTTCACATTCAATGCAACGTTTGCAACATGGTTTAGTAGACGAACCACCTTTGTGAAAGAGGAAGGAGTGATTGGTCAAAATATGACTTACTCCTTTAGTAATCAGGTAGCAAGACCTAATTTATTGCCAGAGTCTTTTTATGGTGTGCACAAAGTAGAAAGTCCACCAAGATTCCTAACATTAGTTTTTACGGTTATCGGAACAGAAACTGTGTCCACAGAAGGGGAAGAAGGAGAACCTCCAACTTCTTCATCTGGCCCTTTTGAGGGGGAATGGACCTGTACAGTGAGACATGATTACGGAGCCAATATTATTGCGGTAAGAGATGCCGTAGAAAAGGGTGATGCTTACAAGATATATCAGGAGATATAAATGCCAGCTGCAGCAAGAGTTGGGGATGCAGACGTACCACACTGTTCCCCTATGGTTAGAGCTGAAGGTTCACCTAATGTGTTTGTGAATGGTATTGCTTGGTCAAGACAGGGCGATCTAAATACTACACATCTAGAACCTCCTGTACCTTGCACTCCACATAATGCTCCAATTACAATAGGATCTACAACCGTGTTCATTAACGGTAGAGGTGCTGGGAGGGTTGGAGATGTAATAACCGGATGTACTTCTGTAGCTGAAGGGTCACCAAATGTATTTTGTGGACCTTAATCAATTAAACACACATAAATAACTATATGGCCAGAAACACTAGAACCTTCTCCGACCTTGATTTGAACTTTATTAAAAACCCTGTGACAAGGGATGTCTCTCGTAAATTCGATGAGAATGCAATCAAGCAGTCAGTCAGGAACCTCATATTGACAAACAACTATGAGCGATTATTCCATCCTGAGATTGGTTCTCAGGTGAGAGGATTGTTGTTTGAGCCTTTTAGCCCATTGCTTCAAAGTAGCATGGAAAGGGCTATAACATATACAATCAATAACTTTGAGCCTAGAGTTGAGATAATTAGCGTCCAAGTAGCGTTAAATAATGATAATCTCAGCGTAGATGTTACAATTACTTTTAGAATTGTTAACACAGAGAGACCTTTGATTGTCGACTTTACCTTAAGAAGAACACGATAATGGCAAATACAAATAATAAAATTATTACTTCTGAGCTTGAGTTTGATCAGATTAAAGAAAACTTAAAAGAGTACATGCGTGGTCAGACTGAGTTTTCTGACTTTGATTTTGAAGGATCTGCATTATCTATCTTATTAGATGTCCTTGCCTACAACACTCACTATAATGCTTTATATACAAACTTAGCTATCAACGAAGCCTTTTTAGATTCCGCTTCAAAAAGATCTAGTGCAGTATCAAAAGCTAAAGAGTTGGGATATGTACCTACGTCAGCTAAATCCTCAACCGCTATTGTCACTGTTGTGGCAATTAATAATTTGATTGAAGCTCCAGTTACTTTAGACATACCTGAGTTCACCCCGTTTTCAGGTAGTGTTGATGGCGTTGAATATAAGTTTTACACAGTGGGGTCTGACACAGCCGTCCGTACAAGTAATCAATACACCTTCCCCAATATAATATTAAAAGAAGGGACGCTACTTGAATTTAGATATGAAGTAACAAATGAAGTACCTAAGTTCACCCTTCCCAATGTAAATATTGATATATCAACAATGAAGGTTGTTGTTCAGCAAAATAGTCAAAGTTCACAATCAGAAGTGTTTGTTCAATCAGATACCCTATTAGATATAACTCAAAATTCTGCAGTCTTTTTTATTAAAGAAATTGACCAAGAGCTCTATGAAGTAGAGTTTGGCAATGGAGTAGTGGGAAGAGGACTAACTCCAGGTAATGTTGTATCTGTACAGTACATATCTTGCAATAGGGATGCACCTAACGGAGCTCGTACATTTAAGTATAATGGCAGCTTAGCCTCAAACAATCAAATTTTTGTTACCACTGTCAATCCTGCCTTCGGTGGGTCTGCACCAGAGTCGGTAGATGATATTAAATGGAACGCACCCAGAGCTTATGCAGCTCAAAATAGATGCGTTACTGATGAGGACTATCGGTCGATTATTAGACGGTATTACCCTGACGCAAGATCAGTTAGTGTGTGGGGAGGAGAGACATCTAATCCACCTCAATACGGTAAAGTATACATCTCAATCATTACTGACTCACCTTCAAGGTTAACAGACAGTGAAAAGACGTTTATTTTAAATACCATTGTAAATCCAAGAAAGCCTCTAACAATTGTTCCAGAGATTGTTGACCCCACACCTATTAGTATGGAGTTGAGTGTTTCTGTCTATTACGATAGAAGACTTACAACAAGAAGTGCAGGTGATATTAGGAACCTAGTAATAGGTACTATTGAAGATTACAATGACTTGAATTTGAATAAGTTCAATGGAGTGTTTAAACAATCTCAATTATCAAGATTAATAGATACATCAGAACCTTCAATTGTCAGCAACGTTACCAGAATAAGATTACGACGTGTGGTGCAAGTTATTTTTGCACAGCTCGTTGCTTATGAAGTTGACCTTGGTAATCCAATCTTACAAGATACCACTCCAAGTGAGTCGATTTTGACAACAGGGTTTTATCTTCCTAACGACCCTATTGTATACTTTATAGATGATGTACCTAACGAAACTTCTATTGGAACTTTACGAATGTTCTCTCGTAGTCCTCAAACAGGCGAAAAGGTATTTACACGTAATGTAGGTACGGTAGAATATAGTACTGGTAAAATTCGTATTGATGATATTATTATTAATAGACTGGAGACAGTTGAGTTTATCTTTACTGTTGTACCGGCCTCATATGATGTCCTATCATCACAGAGCCAATTTGTTCTAGTGGACTTCTCGAGATTAGATGTAAATGTAATCGAAGAGTCCCCTGTAATCCCTTACACATTTGTTTCAAATAGATTCTAATGGACAAGCTATACGTTCTGATTAAAGAACAATTCCCTGAGTTCGTTCAGTCGGACTATCCCAGGTTTATTGAGTTTATTCAAGCCTACTATAAATGGTTTGAAACGCAGTTGCCTGTGGATTTAAAACAGATTGTTGATATTGACAATACTCCAGACAACTACTTGAGATACTTCATCAAGCAGCTTGATGTGTATGGGCTCTTTAGTGACGCTCGACCATATAATAAGCTGTTTATTAGGAACATCAAACAACTTTATACTTCCAAAGGAACTGAGCAGGGATTGCTGCTTCTTTTGAAAGCAGTGTACGATAGTAATGTTACTATTGATCATCCAATACAATATGTATTAAAAC